TAAAGATGCGCAAGATGCGGAATTAAGGTGGCAGAATTATTTGATGAATAAAGACAAGACTCCGCCCACGAAACATGCAACCGGCGGCAGGATTGGATTTGCCGAAGGGGTAGGTGAAATGCTTTTACCAAAAGCTATTCCTAAAGAAATACATCACGACAAGATGCTTCAGAGAAAAGAGCAGGAGATTGCCCAGCTAAAAGAAGAGATAGAAAAACGTAAGCGTGGTAAACAAACAATTCTCGATAACCCGGGTGCGTTTGTTGATAAAGAAGGTAGGTTTACTGGTGAGGCCCTTATTCAAAGTGCAGATAATGATATCGCTGCATTAGAAAAAGAACTGAATAAATATTTGAACGAAGAAAGGGTTCCGGGCCATGCAACCGGCGGCGTGTCTAACCTGTTTAGGAGAAGATAATGGCTAAGACCCTTTACTATAATCCCGTAACCGAAGAGATGGAGTTCGTAAACAATCCTTCTCCGTTAAGAGAGAATCTAGGCGAACGCTTTGGGCTTAATGAAGGTGGAAGAATCAATATGAAACCTGGCGGGATCGTAGAACCAGGTGTTACGAATTATGGAAAAATAGAAGACTTAGACCCGTTGCCTTCCCACGTTCAAGAAAATTTAAAAAAGAAATTTCCCAATATAAAATTTGATTTTGATGCACATAGAATGGGTGTTCCTAGTACAAGAATACCCGGGAAAACACAGGATATTTATAAAGCAGTTTCATCTGCCTCTAGAACTAAAAGTATTATAGGTAAAAAGTTTGTAACATCGGTTAAGGCTGAAGCAAGAAAGAATGAATTAAAAAATTTTTTAATAAACGAAGCAAAAGATTCTGAATTTCGAGCAAATCTCACTAACTTAAAAAAGAAGTTTAAAGTGGATATCTCTGTTGTGTATGATGTACTTGATGAATTAAAAAAAGATAATATAAATATTAAATCTTATAAACTAGGGGAAACACCTATATTCACAGCTATAAGTAATAAGGAACAAGAAATATTCAAAAAATCTTATACCACCAAGTCTCTATCTCAAATAGCATCAGAAATGACAGGAAAATCTACTTCACATCAAGACACTAAAAATAAAATAGGATCTTTATGGCGTTATATGCAGCGTCAAATAATAGAAGGATTCATTGATCCTGAAAAAGTAGTAAAAGGAGTAACGAAAGGAATGGATTATGATGCATCCGATATTAAGGGCTTTAAGAGACGTCTTAAGGTTGAACAAGCATTAATGGATCTAGACCCTAAAAGGTATAAGAATTTAAAGCCTACACAGCTTACTTGGAGATTAAATAAATATTTAAATTTGGTGGGAAAAACAAACATTAAAGGAGCACTATCGACCGATATTAAAAAATATGTCAATGCGCTTTGGCCAAGTTATGAACATGTTCAAGGAATTTATCCTGGTAAAATTACTCAAGATTCTTCGGCTTTGGAAAAAGTGTCGGTACAAACAAGAAAATATAATTTTGATATTATGGGGGCGAAATCTAAAAAAGGTTTATATCAAGATGTTAAAACTTATTTAAAAACAGCTCGACTTGCTCTTGAACAAAAAAAATTAACAGACGCCAATAAAGCGTTAAAAGTTGTTAATGAAATTTATGATGGCGTTGCTCTTAAATTAAAAACAATTGATAGAAAGGATCTTCCAAAATATTTTATTAAAGATAATAAAATAAGAGAAGGAAATGTAAAAGGACTGATAAAACAAAGAACCTTGTATAAAAGCTTTGCAGAATATTTAAAAAATGCTGCAGCAGTTGCTACTCGTGCTAATATTAGTGCTCTTGAAAAAATACAGCCCAACATTGCAAAAGTTATAGAATTATTTCAAGCAGGAAAAGATTCTAAAGCTTTGGCTTTAATCAAAAAAAGAATTCCTGCAATAAAACAAAATAAATTATTTTCTAAAGCTTTGGGTCCACTTCTCTGGGGAGTAATTGGTGATATTTCACTTGAAGAAATGGCTCATGGAAAACCTTCTGGAGAAGCACTTTTGGATGTAGCTTTTTTAGGTAGTTCTTGGCGGAAAGGTAAGAAACGATTAATATCTTCAAAAGAAGAAAATCTAGCTTATGATCGAACTCAGACATTAAATCTGTACGAAAATGCTAAAGAGGGATCTTCTGGAATGAGGTCTAATTTAATGAGCATGGTAACAAGTGCTGCTCAAAATGATCCAGATTTTAAAGGTCAGCCAGGGGGATATATTGAATGGTTGAAATTTAAAGTCAGAGAACCGGATCAAATGGCTTTAGCTGTAGAGAGGGAAAGAAAAACAGAAAAGGCGTTGGAAGTTACAGATGAGCAAAAAGCGGCAGCAGAACATAGATACAAAGCTTGGAGCAATATTCCTCTAGTAAGTGAAATTAAAAGTTTGGTTGATGAGAGTCCAAAGGATGATTGGATATAATGTCTAAAAACCCCACCCTTACTCAAAACATGAAAAATGTAAAGTGGAGCCAGATTCCACCTGTCAAATGCCCTGATCCTAGACGCTTGATTAAAGCTTCAAAACAGAGTAAACCATTTAAATTGGAGAAAATACATGGCAACAGTCGATAAGGCTTTACCGAATGTAAAGCAAACAATAAGATTACCTTCTCAACAGGAACAGATGGAGACGGAAACCCAGGCGCAGGAATCGATTCCTAAACCAGGAGACGTTGAAGTCAATCAAATGGAGGACGGCGGCGCTGAGATCACTTTTGAACCCGGTGCAGTCAACCAGCCTGGAGGGCAGGATCATTATGCGAATCTAGCGGATATTCTTCCGGATGCCGTTTTGTCTTCGCTCGGATCGGAAATGTGGTCCAACTACGATGACTACCGCCAGTCAAGAAGACAGTGGGAAGATACCTACACCAAAGGGCTCGATCTTTTGGGATTCCAATACAAAAGCCGGACAGAACCTTTTCAGGGGGCATCGGGTGCAACGCATCCTGTTCTAGCTGAAGCGGTTACACAGTTTCAGGCGGGAGCATACAAAGAACTCCTTCCTGCAGGTGGACCTGTTCGAACACAGATTTTAGGAAAGATAACAAGAGAGAAACAGGATCAGGCGACTCGCGTCAAGGATTTCATGAACTACCAGATTACGAATGTCATGAAAGAGTACGACTCCGAGTTTGACCAGATGCTGTTCTACCTGCCGCTTGCAGGTTCGACTTTCAAGAAAGTTTATTATGACGATTTACTGGGACGGGCAGTATCGAAGTTCGTTCCAGCAGATGACTTAGTGGTTCCGTATTCTGCCACCTCATTGGAAGATGCGGATGCCATTTGTCATGTGCTTAAGATGTCGGAAAATGATTTAAGGAAACAACAGGTTGGAGGATTCTATCGAGATATTGATCTGACCGTTCCTTATAATGTAGAGACCGAGGTCAAAAAGAAAGAAAGGGAACTGGAAGGAACCCGTAAAGGACAGAACGAAAAAATTTTTACACTTATAGAATGCCACGTCAATTTGGATCTGGAAGGATTTGAAGACCGTGGCCAAAATGGCGAACCCACAGGAATCAAAGTCCCGTATATAGTCACCATTGAAGATAGCACGAGAAACGTTTTATCGATTAAACGAAACTATGCCCTTGACGATCAGTTAAAAAAGAAAATTGAATATTTTGTTCATTTTAGATTTTTACCTGGATTAGGATTTTATGGTTTTGGATTAATTCACATGATTGGCGGATTATCAAGAACAGCTACGGCTGCATTGCGTCAACTCATCGATGCTGGTACCCTCTCCAATTTACCAGCAGGATTCAAGATGCGAGGAATTCGTGTACAAAACGATGCCGTATCTTTACAGCCTGGAGAGTTTCGAGATGTCGATGCTCCAGGCGGTAACCTCAAAGATGCTTTTTTCAATTTACCGTATAAAGAACCATCCCAAACATTACTGCAATTAATGAGTATGGTTGTACAGGCGGGACAGAGATTCGCGTCGATCGCTGACATGCAGGTCGGTGATGCGAACCAACAGGCTGCTGTGGGGACGACTGTGGCCCTTTTAGAGCGTGGCTCCAGGGTCATGTCAGCGATCCATAAAAGACTATATGCATCTCTTAAGGAAGAATTTTCTTTGCTTTCCAAAGTTCTTTCTACCTATTTACCTCCGGTGTATCCGTACGATGTAATTGGAGATCAAAAAGAAATTAAGCAAGCTGACTTTGACGAGCGAATCGATATTTTACCGGTTGCGGATCCTAATATTTTTTCACAGACACAACGGATTGCAACAGCACAAACAGAATTACAACTAGCATCATCCAATCCACAGATTCATAATTTATATGAAGCTTACAGAGATATGTATACAGCGATAGGAGTTAAGAATATCGATCAGATATTACCACCTCCTCCGCCGCCAGCTCCAAAGAATCCGGCGATCGAACACATTGATGCATTAGGACAAAAGCCTTTCCAAGCGTTTACAGGCCAGGACCATAGAGCCCATGTAACCGCACATATTGCCTTTATGGCAACGAACATGGCTAGAAACAATCCAATGGTTATTGGAGCCTTAGAAAAAAATATATTTGAACATATTTCTATGATGGCTCAGGAACAAGTTGACATGGAGTTCAGAGATGACATTGCTAAAGTTCAACAGGTCCAGCAAATGATGTCTCAAAATCCTCAACAGCAACCAGATCCTAGAATCCAGCAGGAAGTTCAAAACCTGCAGTTAAAGATTGAAGCGAGAAAAGCTCAACTGATTGCAGAGATGATGGAAGAATTCCTAGCAGAAGAAAAGAAAATTACTTCTCAATTTGATAACGATCCTATTGCTCAACTTAGAGCAAGAGAACTTGATCTTAAAGCTCAAGACAATCAAAGAAAAGAAGAAGACGATAAAAACAGAATCGCGCTTGACCGTATGAAGGCGATGATGAATAAAAATATTCAAGAAGACAAGCTTGAACAAGACGAAGAGCTCGCCCACTTGAGAGCAGATACTTCATTGGAAAAACAAGCGATGTCCAACAGGGCCAAGATGCGATCCGATACTATGAAACGTAGGGACGTTAGAACTTTAAAAGGAGGATAATGCCTTTCCAATCTGAAAAACAAAGAAAATATTTATGGGCCAATGAGCCTGCTATTGCCAAACGTTGGGAAAAATATCCTAAAGGCTATAACACAGGAGGAGTGTCTCATTTGTTTCGTTCTAAAGAAGACAGGACTGGTTTTAATAAAGGAACGGAAAAAAAAGATGGAACAGGTCTTATAATATGGGGAAAATCTGTAGCAGACCAATGGCCCAATCTTAATGAAAGTCAAAAAGATTATATTAGGAAACATTGGCCTCAGCATGTTCCGAAAGGCCA